TTTCCTCTACCGCGTCCATGATATAGCGGTTTAGGGATGTGCCTGCCGCCGTTGCCGCCTCCCGCCAGCGCTCTTTTGTGCCTTTGGGTGTCCTGATCTGAATGCTGTCAGTCTTTTCGCCGAGGTATTTTTGGGATGCTGCTTTCTGCGCCTCCGTGTATTTTGCGCCCATTTGGGGTACACCTCCTATCTAAAATATGATACCATATATAGATATATGCTTGCTATATACATATTGCACAATGCTGGCCCCGAAATTCGCCCGAATCTTTGTTAGGTCTGCATATTGCGTATATAGCAAGCATATACTATAATAGAATCATCGAAAGAAACAAGGCAACGCACAGGAGGACATCAAAATGAAAGCGACCCGCACACGTTCCGGCACCTACCGTGTGGAACTCACCTATACCGAGGCCGAAATCCTCTACGGATACAGCACCAAGTATATGTATCTGGGCACGGCCCTCAAGATGCCCAACGCCAAAGCTGGCATCGTGATTTGGGTCGATAACAAGTTTGATGTCATCCACGACCTGAACGCCGCCGAGCCTGAGTGCCCGTATGAAGATTGAGGAGGTAAGACATGAAAATCACCTGTATTGACGACGCAAGGTCTTACGAGCGTGTTCTCTACGCTCTCCGCTCTTTACCGCAAGGCAAAGCCGTCCGCAGTTATGTGGACGACATCAAGCGGGATTTGCGGGCATTCTACCATCGCCCAGAGGGCTGTGTCAAAATCATCACGGCTGACTACGATAGCGGCTGGCAGCTTATCACTTTGACTGCTAAGACAAAAGAGGATGCCGATGCCGAATTTAACGCTCTCTATTATCGGGATTGCGCCCCATCGCCGTATGACTGTACAGGTCAAATGTTCACCGTTTTCTACAAGTTGTTCAAGCGCAACGGGCGCTGGATGGCATATCATCACTTCGCTATGGACGTTTAAGGAGGAAAACACCATGATTAACAACGAAACAATTATTTACGAGCTGTGCAACAAATATCAGTGGTTCACCTGCGGCAGTGTCCGCCAGTACGAAAAAGCACTGACAATGGCAAAGGGCGGTGTTCCCATCACGGAGCTGGCCCGCGTCATCTGGATTTGCAGTGATGAGGTTCCCTATTTCGACATCCTGACCGCAATCAGCACATTCGGTTATACCGAGAACAAAAATAAGGAGGAGCAGGTCGATGAATAACACGAACACTGTAATTGATGAGGATGACAGCGGAAAGGTGCGTTATAAGGATTTACGCTGTGGTGATATGTTTGAATATGGTAAGAATAGCGACTTTTACATGAAAACGTCCGAGGGTCGTCTCCATCTTGCGACTGGAATTGTTGAACACATGGATGATTGCATTTTAGTGCTACCTAAAAATGCTTTACTGATAAGAAAAAACTAACACAATTTATAAGGAGGTTTTTCCCATGAAATACTACCCCATCGACGAAAGCGCGGCTCGCCGCGCCAAACAGGCAAACAGCCTCAGCGATTATGCTGAGGGATCAGCGACCAGCGAATACCGCCGAGAGATTGATCGAGCGGCTACACTGGCGGAGGAGTGCAAGAAAGGCAAGACCGAGGCCCAGCAGGATAAGATTGACTACCTGCTTGATCGCTATGCCCGCCGACTGGCCGACAATATGAACGCATCAAATCGCAACCGGGCATCTTGCCCGTCTGTCATGGTCGCCGGATGGTCTAACTTCCCCGTGCGTAAGAAGCAGCAGCAACTCTCCCGTGACGACGCCCTCATGCGGGAATGGCGGGATATTCGAGGCATCCTTGACCAGATTCGGGCTGTGGGTCACGGCGGCATCAGCGGTATGGATGCCGATGCGCGTGAGCGCGTACAGGCAAAGCTCACCGAGCGCGAGGTCATGCAGGAAAAGATGAAATCTGTAAATGCGTACTGGCGCAAGCACGGGGCGCTCGTAGGCTGTCCGGGACTTTCGGATAAGGAAGTTGCCCGCCTCACGGCATCGATCTCTCAGAGCGCGTCTACGGGGCGTTCTGAGCCGCCCTATCCGCGATGGGCACTGGATAACAACGGCGCTGAAATCCGCCGCCTGCGCTCCCGCCTCGCCGTGCTGGACGCACAGCAGGCGCAAGGTGATTCTGAGCAGACTTTTACGGGCGGTGTTCTGCGCATCACCCCGGAGCGGGTGCAGTTGGTTTTTGATGATAAGCCCGCCGCCGAGATACGCGATATTGTCAAGCAGTGGGGTTTCCGCTGGGCACCGTCTCAGGGCGCGTGGCAGCGGCAGAATACCGCCAACGGCAGATACGCGGCAAAGCAGGTCGTCAAGGCCATTGAGGAGGTCGCACAGTGAAAACCGGGAAAGCTATCAAGTGTTGTCCGCTTTGCGGTGGCCGCATTGTTGTCAGTGTCCTATATCAGTGTTCGCTCGACTATGTAATGCGGCAAGATGGGACAATCGGCAATCGGTGCAAGCGCGGCAAGAGTGTCCCTATGGATGCAAGTATTGCCGCCTGTGAGAACTACCGAGCTTGCGATGCCCGGTGGGAAGTCGATGACTTTTTTGTTGACAGCGATAGGCGCTTTTGGGACTATAAATATAGCAAGGAGGATGGCTGATGCCCTATTACAGCATTGAATACCATGGCAAGGCCACCGTATGGGCCGAGAATGAGCAGGCAGCAAAGGATGCGTACACCGATGACCCGTCCTGCGCTGGCCCAGATGAAGAATTTTATATCGATCATGTAGAAATGGTCGATGATGACGAGGAGGACAACTGAAATGGTTAAATACAGCAAAGGCGACGTACTAAATTGCAAGGCTACACTTGTAGCGCATCAAGTGAATGCGTTCGGAGTGATGGGCGGTGGTATTGCGGCGGCAATCTGGCCGTTGCTGACCCCGGAATCTCAGAACGCCTATGTGGAGAAATGCCGCCACAACGCAAAGCTCCCCGTAACGGAGTGGATGGGTAGCATCCAGATTTTGGACACAAAGCGCGAGGAGCTGAAAATCTGTAATCTGTTTACACAGTTCCCCGCCCCGGTTGATGGGTCGTTTGATTTGACCGCCTACAACTATCTGCGGCAGGCACTTGACCTGCTGAGAGTCTACGCCGTATTCAATGATTATGACATCGTGGGCGTTCCTGCCCGCATTGGATGTGGCATTGCTGGCGGTGACTGGGGCAAGGTTCAGCGCATCATTCACGATGTCTACGACGATTCCGGCATTACGATGCTGATCGTGGATAATCAATAATTCTCTTTGCATCGCGCCCGCAGGGCATCCTGTGGGCGCTTTTTGTACATATATGCTTGCTATATACATTTTACACAACATAGCCCGCCATTTTTGCCCGAATCTTTAGCGGATTTGTCTATTGTATATAGCAAGCATATACTATATAATAAAATCATCGAATGAAACGGCGGCTGCAACCCGCCAATCAGATGAAAGGAAAGAAAAATGACAGTTTTTGAAGAATTGACAAAAGGAATGAAGCTCAGCGAACCATCGGAAGATATTAAAAAGAACATGGTAAAAGTCTTTAAAAAGAATTTCAACTGCCCGCCATGGAATGGCGTGTACGAGGAAGGGTGCGCGGGGTTCGCCAGCTGCGAAAGCTGCTGGTTTGGGTACATAAACAGCGAAGCAAAATAAAGGCTGCAAAAGCGAGAGCCGGACGCGATCCGGGAAAAGGAGTCGAAAATGAAGATTGCAACACTTGAAAAGATTCACGAGCCGCTGAAAAAGGAAGCTGAAATCCGCAGCAACCTGCAGGGCGCAGCATCTACCGCAGCCGCACCGCTGCTTCAGGCGCTCCTTCCGGCTCTCACGGCCATAGCCGATATGGTGGAGGAGGTGATCTCCAATGACCTACTGTGCAATTCGTCCGGGACCGTATGATGCTGGGGCATACATCACGGAATCCAACAATCTTCGTACCCTAATGCGGGCTACAACGCGGGCTGTGGGGCAAAGCGGAGAGGCGATGATATATAAGACGGAGGATTTGAGTGTCGTTCATGTTTCACCGTCCGGCACACAAGTCTACCGCCCAAAGGATGGAGTATTCCCTGTCGCTATCAAACACGCGCATCTTGGCTGGATAGATGTCAAAGTGGAGAAATAAGAAAAGCGCTCAAACCGTATGGCTTGAGCGCTTTTCTTATTCTTTACTTTTCGCAGAGGGCCACAAACTGTCCATTGTGCAGCCCAGAGCGTCCGCAATCCTGCGGAGGGTGTCAGCGCGAGGTATTTTTCTGCCGTTTTCAATATCTTGAAGCGTAGAGGGGGAACACCCGGCGAGTTTTGAAAAAGTGCGGATGGAGTAGCCCGCACGCTCACGGGTGGCCTTTATTTCGGATTTTTCCATGCGGCGCACCTTTTTTAAATCTCAACGTCGAGGGAGACGTTGAACTCTTCGTTCAGCGGCAAACCGGCTTTTGCAAAGCTGGAGGACGCGCTGCGCGGCAAAATGGAGATTTCAAGCAGGCGGATTGTTTCGTCGGACTGGATCAGATCGCCGCTCTCGTCTAGCTCGTCTTTGCGGGAATAATCAACGAAATACTCCCAGCGCTCCATCACGTCGTCCTGCCCGGTGATCCATTGACGGCCAGCTTCCGCGCCGCTGCTGCTGATGGCCTCTCTGATTTCATCCGCAACGGCCGCGCCGTCAACGTAAACGCCCGTTGCCTGATAGATCGCATTTCTGATTTCGTCCATGATTTTGTTCTCCTTTTTGTGTGACTTGTTTGCCTTTCGATGGCTATATTGTACCGCTTTAGCGGTACGCTTTCAATAGGCAAGCTGCACAAACTTTGCCCTGTATTTCTGTACTGCTTTAGCGGCACAGTCTATTGTCCCTGCCAGTATGACTAAAGGTGGAAAAATAAGAAAAGCCGGAGGCATTACGCCTCCGGCATTTTTACTGTAAAAACAAACACCGAACAGCCAACAACTATCGTTATCAGCGGTTCGGATGCTCGTACAATGGTGGGAGCTGGTGGATTCGAACCACCGAAGCATTAAGCAGCAGATTTACAGTCTGTCCCCATTGGCCACTCGGGAAAGCTCCCATATTTTGTTTTGTGTCTGCCGTGTCACCCGGCGACGTATGTTATTATAGCAAAGGTGTTTCCAAATTGCAAGCCTTTTTTTGAATTTTTTTGAGATTTTTTCAAAAAAGTTTATTCTGCTCGCAGCATCGTGCAAAAACTATACTTGACATCCTTTTGCGGTTAGCGTACATTTATATATAGTAGAATATATAAGCAACGGGAGGTTTTTACAATGGCGATTCGTGTTGGTATTCTGACTTCCGGCGGCGACTGCCCCGGCCTGAACGCTACCCTGCGCGGCGTGGCCAAAGCGTTGTACCACCGCATGGGCGATAAGGTCGAGCTCGTCGGCATCATGAACGGCTACGACGGCCTGATCAACGGCAACTTCCGGGAGATGTCCCCGGACGAGTTCTCCGGCATTCTGACCGTGGGCGGCACCATTCTGGGCACCAAGCGCACCCCGTTCAAAAAGATGCGTGTGGTCGAGGAGGACAAGGTGGACAAGGTTGCCGCGATGAAGAAAAACTACCGCGCCGCCAAACTGGACTGCCTGCTCTGCCTGGGCG